GAAGGAAAAGAAGGCCGCCAACATCCCTCAGGAAGAAGGCTTTCCGCTGGTGCTGTGGCCGGCCGCGTCGGCCGCCATGGTCAAGATGCTATCGGCGCGCGACATCTACACGGTCGAGGCGCTGGCCAAATACAGCGAGCGCGGCGGCGGCGCCGACAAGATGCCGGGCGAACTGCGCGAACTGGCGCAGCGGGCCAAGGCGATGATCGAGTTGAGTTCCGAACTCGGTCAGTTCGAGGTCAAGATCCGCGAGCGCGACGCCGAGATCGCGGTGCTCAAAGAGCAGGTCAACGAACTGCGCGGCACCATCAAGGCGCAGGACGGGATGCTGTCGGCCCTCAAGGGCAGAGTGGCGGCCTGACCATGGCGCTGCTCACCGTCAAGGATGCCGTATCCCAGGCCAGCCTAGAGATCGGCATCACCCAGCGGCCGGTCAGCCAGGCGGTCGGATCGCTTGACCAGGATATCGTCCAGATGACGGCGCTGCTTAGCGCCGTCGCTGACGAAGTGCTCGATGAGGAACCCTACCAGGAGACGCTCGGTGACGGCTATTGGCTGGTCGGCGCGGACGGCATCACCAAGAAGACCGTGCCGACCGCCGATACCGACGTGATCCTGTTCGACGGCCGCCTGGCGGTGGCCGGGCTGAAATTCCGCTTCCTGGCCGCCAAGGGGCTCGAATTCGGCGAGCCAATGCGCGACTTCGCCACCCGCATCAACAAGCTGGCGGGGCGTGCCAACAACAAGGTGCTCGACCTCTACAGCGAGAGCGACGGGGGGCGCATCCAGTGAGGCTCGGCGCCACCCGCTACGCCACCAAGGCCCAGCCGATCCGGGTCAAGAAGGATGCCGCCAAGGTCAAGCATCTGCAGGCGCCGATCAAAGGCCTGTCGGTCAATTCGGCGATGGTCCAGGGCGATGCGCTGACCGCTTCGATCCTCGACAACTGGATTGTCGAGAAGGACCGGGTCACGGTGCGGCCAGGCCTGACCAAGCAGCTGACGCTGGCCGCCGGCACGCCGATTGAGACCATCATTCCTTTCTACGGCGATGCCGACACCTTCCTCCTGGCCTCCGGCGGCCAACTCTACACCTCCAGCGGCGTGCCGCTGGTCAGCACCCTCGGCTCGAATGAGTGGAACTGGACCGCGTTTTCGAACCTCGGCGAAGCCGACTACACCGTCATGGTCAACGGCGTGAACGGCGTCTTTTCCTGGGATGGCGGCTCAAGGCCCGACCCGGCCAGCCCGCACGCCGTCACCAGCCTGTCGAATTCTAATCCCGCAGTCGTCACCGTCACTGCCGGCCAGATCGGCAGCTATTCAAACGGCATGATGGTCACCATTGCCGGCGCCGATGCCACCCACGCCGCCGCCAACGGCACCCATCAAATCAGTTCTGTCGGCTCCCCGGCAAACACCTTCACACTCAATGGCGTCAATACCTCGGCGGCTAGCGGGCCGCAGACGACCGGGGTTACGGTCGATCCGCTCGGCAGCGTGTTTCCCGAAACTATCACCGCGCCGGTCGGCGAAAGCTGGGTCGATGTGAACAAATTTCACACCGTGCTCAGCCACATGAACCGCTTGTGGTTCGCCGATAAGAGCAACCTCGCGGTCTATTACCTGCCGATACAATCGAAGAGCGGGCAACTGAAGATGCTGCCGCTCAATGCGGTGTTCAGAAGGGGCGGCTGGATCAAGGCGATGGCCAGCTGGACGCTCGACGGCGGCGCCGGAACCGAGGACCAGCTGGTGTTGCTGTCCTCCAATGGCGAGGCGGTGATCTACAACGGTACTGATCCCGACAGCGATTTCGCCCTGACCGGGATCTTCAAGTTCGACGCGCCGATGAGCATGAAATCGCTGATCAACTATGGCGGGGATTTGTACGTCATGGTTTCGACCGGCCTGGTGCCGATGTCGACCTTGTTGCGCGCCGAGTCCGAGCAGCTGGGCACGACCGACAAGAACGTCTCCGATATGTTCTCCGAACTGACCCACGGCAAGCATTCGCTGCCCGGCTGGCAAGTGATCCTCAACTACCATGCCGGCTGGGCGATCTGCAATTTTCCGACCGGCGGCAAGAACGTCTATCGCCAAATGGTCCGCTTCATGCCGGATCCGGTCTGGTGTAGCTGGTCGAACGTCCCGGCACGCTGCTGGCAGTGGATCGCCAGGCGGCTGCTGCTCGGCTCCGACGACGGCATTCTTTACGAGATGCGCCTCGATGCGCTTTCCGACGACGGGCGGCCGATCGTCGCCGACATGCAGCTGACTTTCAGCGCCTATGACTCCTCGGCGATCAAGCAGTGGAAGATGATTAGCCCCTACATCATCACCGATGGCGTGGCTAAACCCTATGTTGATATTCGCGTCGACTATGACTATTCGCCGCCCTTCAATCAGCCGGATGTCTCGCTCGGCGCTACGGGTGCGACCTGGGATGTCGCCACCTGGGACGTGGACTATTGGGCCCAGCAGCCGACCTCGACCCGGCTCCAGAACGGCGTCTCCGCCATCGGCCGGGTCGGCGCCCCACGGGTCAAGGTGTCGGTCGTCAATTGCGAGTTTTCTATCGCCGGATTCGACATACTCTATGAGACTGGCGGTGCATTCGGATGAGCGCCTTCCATTTCTCCTTTGCCGCACCGCTGACCCCCGAGGCGACCCAGTTTCTGGAGGCTGAAACCGGCATTCCTTTCGGCCATATCGACATGCGCGAATGGCTCTGCGTCACCGCCTATAATGACCATGACGCGGTCGTCGGCGTGCTCACCATGGAGCCGCGCAACTGGTTCGACTGGCATCTGAGTTGCGCCATCACCGACCAGCGGATCATGACCCGTCGTCTCTTAAAGACGATCTTCAAGGCGGCGTTCACGCGCGCGAAGCGCATTACGGCGCTCGTGGAGCCGGGCAACTACAAAGCCATCAAGCAAGTGGCGAGGCTCGGCTTCCAACAGGAAGGGTTTGGTCGATTTTTGATAGAAGGAACGCGGGACGCCCTGATCTTTGGCATGCTCGAACATGAGTGCCCTTGGCTAAGGCAAGTGCGCCCATCGGTCCCGGCGCTGGATTTGAGCGACGTAGTTGGGGTGGATGCCGTAGTCGATCCCGATCAATCGGTCAGGCCTGGGATCAGCACGGATGGCTCGCACTTCCGCAGCCGTAAGCTTGGCCTGTTTGTTGCGCTCGCCGCTTTGATCATTGGTGTGGTTCATCCCCTCGGCGATGTTCACCTTGCGGGTCGTCCAGCGCAGATGGCGCGGGTTGATGCAGCGCGGGACACCGCAGCGGTGAGCGGCATCGTGCCTTTCCGGCGGCTCGCCATGGGCGAGCCGGCAGACGATCCGATGCACTTCGCGAGCGTTTTTGCCTTCCCAAGCCATCTGGGGATAGCCGCGCTTATTGACCGAGAGCGGCCACAAGAAACAATCGTCGCTTTCACAAGCCAAGGCGCTGGCCACTATTTCCTTGCCGGTCATGCTGTATATAATAGGGGGACTTAGGCCATGGTGTCGAGCCCAAAGAGCCCTGATCCGTATAAACAAGCGAGTGCAGATCAGTCGGCGCAGTCCTCGGCGGCGCAAGCCTCGGCCGTGATGAACAACCCGAACGAGGTCAGCCCCTACGGCAGCGTCAATTACCAAATCAGCGGCTGGGAGCAGGTGCCGGGCGCGGACGGCAAAATGCAGAACGTGCCGCGCTACACGCGGACCACCTCGCTGTCGCCCGACGAGCAGCGGATCGCCGGCTACGACACCGCGACCCGGTATAATTTGGGCAGAACTGCCACGCAGCAGAGCGCCAAGATCGGCGACTATCTCAATCAATCGATCAACCCGTCCGGCTGGCAGCAATGGGGGCTAGGCGCGGCGCCGGGCGAGGTCAGGCAGGACGCCGGGCCGACCGACCGCGCCGCGATCGAGAAGGCGATGAGCGAAAGCTATCACCGCCAGACCGATCCGCAGAACGCCGCCGCCCAGGCGCAGCTGGCCAATCGCGGGCTTTCTCCCGGCAGCCAGGGTTACGGCACCTATCAGCAGGGGCAGCAGGACGCTGCCGCCGAGGCGGCGCGGCAGGGCTATCTTGCCTCCGGCAACGAATCGCGCGCCGCCCAGGACGCCTACAATCAGGCCGGCCAACTGCGCTACCAGCTGGGCGCTGACTACGCCGATCGCGGCAACCAGCTACGCCAGGCGCAGAGCCAGGAGGCTTTTGCGCTCCGCAACCAGCCGATCAACGAGATCATGGCGTTGTTGGGAGGTTCGCAGGTCAACATGCCGAACTTCTCGCCGTTCTCGCGACAGGGCATCGGCGCGGCGAGCCCCGGCAGCTACATGGCCAGCAACTACCAAAACCAGGTGGCCAGCGCCAACGCCACCAATCAGGGGATCTTCAACCTGCTCGGCAGCGTGGCCGGCATGGGCGGCTCGATGATGGGGCGCGGCGGCCTGCCCAGCACCGGACGGGGCGGGCTCTATTAGGGAGGACGACATGGGATCTTCAGGTGGTGGCTCCAGCAAGCCGCCCAATCAACCGACCCCCGCCGGGCAGATCACCGGCTATGGCTCGGCGAGCCCGTTCGCGCCGAGTTACAACTCAGTGCTGTCGAACGGCATGGGCTGGGCCGATGTCGGCGAGATCGACGCTGCCAATGACGCCAATGCTACGGCCGCGCAGGCCCAGGCTGCCCAGGCGGCCCAGGCGCGCGCCCAGGCGGCGCAGGCCTCAGCCAGTCCATTCGGCGCCACCGACGCCTTTGCCCAGCGGCTGCTCGACTACAACAAGCAGCAAAAGTTCAATCAAGGGATGATGAGCATGGGCGGCCCGTTCGCCCGCTACGGCATCGGCCAGACGTTCGGCCCCAACGCGCTCAAAGCGCCGGTCGCCTCGAACCCGACCGAGCAGCTGATGATGCAGGCGCTGCAACAGCGCGCCGCCGGGGGTGGCGGCACCTATCGCGGGCCGACTATGGGCGGCGGCGGGCATCTGAGGTGATCTGATGGCCCGGCTCACCCAGGATCAGGTAGTCGCCGGCCTCGTTCAGCGTGGCGTGCCGGCGCATGTCGCGCAGGGCGTGGCTGCCAATTTCCGCGATGAGTCGGGCTTCAACACCGGCATTCAGGAAGCCGCGCCGATCTCTGGGCGCGGCGGCTATGGCCTGGCGCAGTGGACCGGCCCGCGCCGCGTGGCGCTGGAGAACTTTGCCGCCAGCCGGGGCGCGCCGACCGACGATCCCGAGGTCCAGCTAGATTTCTTCATGCAGGAGAATGCCGGCCCCGAGGCTGGCGCCTGGCAGAAGGTGCTGGGCTCGGCGAGCCCGCAGGAAGCCGCCGTCAATTTCGTCAACGAATGGGAACGGCCGGCGGCGCAGCACGCGGCGGCGCGCACCGCCAAATATCAGGGCGGGATTGCGGTCGGTGATCCCAACCCTAACCGCACCACGCCCTACACCGGTCCGGCTGAGGTCGGGGGCGGTGGAGGCTCCGACTACTACTCGCAAATGGCGGCAGCGCTGGCGGCGCGCGGCCAGGAGAAGCAGCCGCAGAACTGGCTGGAGGTGGCCGGCAATGCGATGGCCGGGGCCAACTTCAATCCCGGGATCAAGCCGAGCCTGCCCAAGGGGCCGACCGAGGCCGCCCGCATCGA